AAAAGTATAATATCCGTGTTTTTTAATATATTCACTACTAGTATTTTGAGAATTTCCAGCTTGAGCATTTTCTAAAACTTTAGCCTTATCTTGGGGTGTTTTTGTTACTATTACAGGTACTTGTTCACCTGTTGCTGGCGTACCAAAACATTCAGTAATATAAAAACTAAGATCTGAGTTGTATATTCTATCAGTTATGTTTTCTATTAATTTTTCTCCTTCTGGGGTTATAAAATATTCTTTTTCTGTTGTTGTCTTAGTTGTTCCAGGATTAAAGTTTTTATTTTCAATTATTTCACCCTTTTCATTAAATTCTTGGGATTTATATTTGGTAGAACCACCTTTGTAAGAACTACCTCCACCAGCCATACTACTACCACCTGTTGTTTTACCTTCATAAGTGTAAGTGTAAGTTTCATATTCATTAACTATAAGTAAAGGAGATTCTCCAGATCCTGTAGCATTAGTATCTTTACTTGGGGGAGTTATTTGTTCTTTATATTTATCAACTAATCCATAACCCCACTTTGAAAAAGCAGTTGCATCTTCACCAACACTTACTCCTCCAGCTGATGCTGCAATAGCTAAAGTGTTTGCATAATTTTTATCTATTTTAGTTTCAAAATTAAAATCTTTAACAAAATTTGATTGATACCCACTTCCATTTGAATTATAACCATATATTTCTAACATAGTTGAAGTTTCTCCTACATCTGGTTTTTTTATAAATTTATTGAAAAAATTTTCTTTACTCTTTTTTTCAGTTGCTGATCCGGGTATTGGGTTTTGATCTATTATTTTTATAGTATTACTATCTTCTTCTACTACTAATTCTAAATTATTTATTCCTCCTAAAGCTCTATTAATATTATCTAATAATTTTGAAAAGAAAGAATAAAAATCAATATCTCCTTTTTTATTTCTATTTGCTGAAATTATTGATGTTATTTGATCAAAATTAACATATATATTCATTATTTTTCCATGAGGGGATTCAGGTACTGTTTCTGTATCTACCCAATCAGCCATATACTTATAAAATGAAGGTTTTTCACCTTCTTGAAAATTAAGTTTATCTCCATATTCTGTTTTTACAATACAAACCCTAGGATCTATACTAAATTGATTAGGATAAACAGCCATTATATTAACAGCTTCATTTACATCTATAAGTATTTGCTTAAATACTTTATTTCCTGATGAATAGTTAGGAATTATATATTCTTGTATCCATTGTAACATTTTACCAAACCTCCAATAATAACCATATTTTTGTTGTTGTGCATTAATAGCTTTTAAATCAGCAAACTCTTCATCAACCTCACCATCTCCATCTAAATCAAATTGTGATTTTTTAGCCCCATATAAATCTGAAGTGTTTAAAGATAAATATTCTTGATAAAGTTTATTTGTTGCACCAGTAAAAAAATGTGTTTTAGATCCATTGTTAAAATTATCTGATTCTAATTTTATTTGATTTAATTTATTAGTTATATCATTTACATCTTGTCCTACATCTACGGGTACTCCGTCTGAAGGATTATATAAAGAATTAAATTTTAAAGATTCTACAACATCACCTAAACTTATTAAACTTATGTTTATATCATAAGTTCCATCTGAATTGAATTTCCAAGAAAAATTAACTACTTTTCCAAAAAATCCATCATAATTTCCACTATATTTTCTACGGTAATCTTCTATTTGTCCTAAAATATTAGTTTGTGTTTCACCTTCTTGTTGAAACCATTTTTCTTCAATGTAAGTATTTTTTACAGTATCTACTAAAGGTATATTAGCAGCTTCATTTATTGGGGTATTAGGATCATCTTGTATTTTTACTCCACCTAAATTAGGTAAATAATGACTATAGCCCCATTCTATCATCATAGAATAACCTAACCTTAAATATAAAGTTTCAATTAATTCAAACTGATATTTATTATTAGCTTTTATAGTTACTTCTGCTCTTTTTAAAGAACCTCTATTTAAAGATTTAATTGAAAAGTCAGTAATTCCGGGCATAGGTTGTTGACCATATTCTCTTCCTCCTAATCCATAAGCACTATTTAAAGTCCAAGCACCTTGACCCTTTGCAATTCCTGATCTTTGTTTAAATGTAGTATTACCTTCAAATGAATCTCTTCGATCAAGTGGGTCTTCATCTGATGATGGAATTAAATTACCTGTTCCTTGTAAACCACTAAATAATACTGCTTCTCGAGCTAAATTAATTCCTTTATAACTTCTATCTAAAGATAATTTATCTAAAAATCTTATACCTCCTTCATCTGTACGAGTTGTTTTTACTCCTTCTGCATTTTCTTCAGTAATTTCTCTTTTATCTATTACTACAACTGAAGATGCCATTTTTAACCATGCAGATCTTGAATTTAAATATTGGTTGTAAGATGCATTTCTTCTATTTGAGGTAGTATCCCTTCCTGTAAAACCAGAACCATATACTTTTTGTCTAGTTTCTATTTGTTTATTTACATATTTGTAAAAAGGTTGTCCTAATATATTACCTACCCCCATAATTAACCATTTAGTGCTTCAAAATTACTTATTATATTTCCTACATTAGCAGGTATTCTTATTTGTGTTCCTTCAGGAATGTAGTATGAGTCTTGTTTTAAGTTTGGATTAGCAGTAGATATAGCCCACCATAAAGTAGAATCACCATAATACTGTTGTGCCATCATATCAAATCTATCTCCAATAGTAGTATAAACATATATGTCTTGAAAGGTAGAAGGTGGTATAGGGTATGTAACATTTTCATAATATACATTCCCTTCAGCATCTGTATTTGTTGGTATTGAGTTATATCTTTTCATTTACTTTTTTAATAATTATAGAAAACCTCTAGCCATCATAGCTTTATATTCAGAGTATGTTTGATTAACTTGTCTTGTTTGGATCGGTCCTGGCTCATAAGTACCTTGTGATAGTGTTGGTGATACTGGGCCTGAAGATCCACTTGGAAGTGGAATTGGTGATAATGGTGCCCTTGGCATTTTACTTGCTGGTGCCTGTTTAGTTTGTGGGTTAAACTTTGTTGGATCTTGATAATTATTAGTTCCTCCTTGATTTTCTAATGCTATATATCTTTGATCCCCAAATGCTTTTAAAGTTCCATTATCTTCAAATGATACTGATTGTACTTTAGGTACAAAATTATGTATTGGAGTAAATGAAAAACCTGTTACTTTAACCATCATAGGCATTTCTTTAACACTTGCATCGCCCTCAATTGATTGACCCGCTGCTGTTGAAGAATTACCTAAAGGTAAACCTATTTCCCAAGGTGAATTTTGTGGCACATCTAAAGTCATTGCTGTAATAAATCCTGGTTGTTCAAAACACCAACCACCTATTGTCATATTAACTATATTACCAGCCATATAACCTTGCTCAGTATAATCTGGAGATAAAGTTGAAGCTAAATAATTTAATTTTTGATACATAGGTATTAATTCATTTCTTGATTGAGCTGCTACTGTCCAAGATATGTTAATTGTTCTGCCCATCCCAGTATATCTGTAAAAACTTTCTGCTCTTCCCATATATTTTTGGGCTGACCATTCTGCACTATAATTATCTGAAAATGAATCAATTATTGCTCTAAAATGAATGTAATTTTGATTATTTGGATCTTTATTATCTACTACACCAAATCTAAATTTAACAAAATCATTTTTAATTGGGTTAAATGTTGGTCCAGTATTATTATAAGATTGATAAATTTGAAGAGCATTAACTTTATCTAATGGTTCTGATTGGTTATAACCATTAATTATAGTTCCTCTTTGATAATCTGATCTGTCTACTTTTAGAGCTCCAGGATTACCTAAATTAACTCTATTATCAAATTGCTTATCTTCATATTTAAGGGATCTAGCTAAATAAGTTTTATAAGGATTATTAGTTTGAGATATATTATTTTTATCACCAAGATCTAAAATTGTATTTACAAAATTAGGTAAAGTTTTTGCATCAGTATTTCTTTCATTATTAATAAATTGATCGTAACCTAAAGTAAAAAACTTTGAATTACCTACATCCTTTGAGTCATTTTCTTGTGTTGAAGAATAAGCTCTCATACTAGCATTATTATAATCTCCAGCTATCCTTATTCCTGTTTGACCAACTATTCCTAAATGTGATCCTGGTCCTCCATCATATCTTATTAACTCATCACTAGCATCTGATATGTGGTTTTGAACATCTCCTGAAATGCCAGCTATTAATGATTCAAATCCTCCTACAAATCCTTGTACTACTGAGTCAATTGCATTTTGTACTAAACTATTTTGTGATCTATCCTTACCACTTCTATTATATATTTTTTTATCAGCTAATTGAATTAATCTATTATTTTTTGTATCTGTTATTGAATTTCTATTTCTAACATATGCAGGTATTCCTTCAAAATTATTAATACCATTAACAGCACTATCTATAAAATCACCAAATCCTCCTAAAGCACCCCCAAATATTGATTGGTCAGTTACTGTATTCATTAAAGGATTTACTCCTTGTTTTAAGAAATGACCCCCAACAGCGGGAGCTGCTAATTGGGCTAAAGTAGATGTAGGTAAATAAATACCATCAGAAAGCATACCACTCATTTGAGCTTTTACTCCTGATTTAGATAATTGGTTTTGTTTTAGTATAAAATCTATCCCACTAGGAGATTTAAAGTAGTTAAAAAATCTACTTTCATCTTTTTTTATTGATAATAGAGTATTTTGCCTAAATAGATAATCATTCCCTTCAGGCTGAGGGCCTTCAGAAAATTTTCCAGGGATAGGTGTAATAATATAGGGAGATTTTTTACGAATAATATCTCCTTCTCTATTTTCACGACCTGATCCTTGAAATCTAAGGGACCTTAAGTCCGTTTGTAGATTAATTAAAGGCATATTTTATGTTTTATACTTATTGTGGTAAGTTTTGAATATACTGTGATGGATTGCCTGTTCTATTTAAATTTGAAGGCATAGGTAAAGCTCCATTTCTAGGTCTAACAGCTATAGCATTAGGATCATCAATAGTTGAATACTCGTTATGCAGTGTAGATGCTTGAAAATCTGGAATTGGAACGCTTCCACCATTGTTTAAAGACAAAGGTGATCCATTTGGTGTATTTTCTAATTTTTCTTTTAATCCCATAATTATTTTTATTATAAATATTAATATTATTGTAAACTGTAAGAACCTACCGCAAAGGCAGTTCCTACTTTATTTCCGTCCATTTCAACGGTTCCTTGTTTCATAAGAATTTGTTCTAAAAGTTTATTTGTTTTTTTAGATTCTTGTGATCCTCCACCACCTCCTAAATTAGTTCCAACTAACATAGAATCTGCTGAGTCTATATTTACACTTCCTTTTGGGCCACTAACCATTACTTCACCACCTGGTCCTATAAGCCCATCACTTATTTTGGCATTTGCTTTAGCTTTAGAAGTTTCACTATTCATATAACCTACTACTGCTCCTATTCCTGCTAAAATAGCTACTGCTCCTACCCCAAGAGTTAAAGCTGAACTTAATGATATTGCGGCAACACCTGATGCTACTAATTGTGCTGTCATTAATGCTACCTTTGCAATTGTTCCTACTAAACTTACTCCTGCAATTGCTCCTAACATTGCGTATAATACTGTTGAGTTACTAGCTGCTTTTGCCATCATATCTACAATTGGCATTATACCATTTGCTATGTTACCTAATGCTGATTGTAAATTAGCCATAGTATCAGCAAATTTATCTGCAGCTGATTGTTGTTCATATTGGAGTAAAAGCTCTTCACCTCCAAGTTCTACTAATCTTTGTCTACCTGCTTCTGTTGAGGCTGCATCAGCTATACTTTTTGCACCTAATTTATTTAAAATTTCTTGTTTCTTAATTGAATCAGCTAATTCATTTACTTCCATCCCCATAGCTTTAGCTAAATCTTCTCTAGCTAATACATTTAATTTAGAAAATTCTTCTGCTGATCCAAAGTTTTTAGCTAATTCTGCAACTGCCTCAGCTGATTTACCATCTAAAGCTAATGATCTTGCTTTAGATAATTCAAGATCTCTACCAATCATTAATTCAGCCGACATTTCAGCTGCTATAGATTCTTCAAAATCTAAAAGACCACGTGAGATGTCTGATGTTTTTTCTAAAGTTAAACCTAACTTATTAGCTTGAACTACTGCTCTACCTAATTCAGCAGTATTAAATTTATATGAAGCTGCTAGATTACCATTAATATTTGCAACTTCTTTAAGTACTTTTCTACCATCTAACCTTATTCCCGTTTCCTTTTCTAAAGCTGCTACTTGATCTAAAATTTCTTCAGTTACTTTTCTAACTGGTTTTTCTTTTGATATAGCGTACTTAACTAATTTAGCTGATTCTGATGATTCTAATCCTACTAGTTTAGTAAGTTTAGATTGCATTTTCATTTGCTCAACTGTGAATCCAGCAACTGCTCCTACTTCATCACCTAATTGAATAAATGCTTCTTTTAATTTTTCGGCATTAATTGTTGAATCTCCTGATTTTAAAGCTATAAGATTAATTTGTTTAGATATTTCAGTAGCTTCATCTTTTGAAACGCCCAATTGCTTAGCCATGTTGGTAGTAGACTTATCAGCATCAAATGCAGATTTAGCTATGAATATAAAAGCAGATTTCATTAAACCACCTGTAAGCATAGCCATAACCTCAATTCCTTCTTTACCATCTTCAATACCAACATTCATAGCATCAATACCCTTAGCCATATCTTGAATAGGACCAGCCAATAAAGGACCTAAACCAGGTATATCTTTAACCCCAGCTGCTAGTTTAGTTGCAAAATTACTTCCTTTATTTATTTTATCTATTTCCTCTGATATTTCTTCAAATTTTTCTTGGATTCCTTCTGATGTGTCTAAAGAATTAAGTAATTGCTCATTTATTACTTTATAATTTTCTGCTTCTTCTTCTGTGGCATTAGCCATCATTACATTATTAGCAGCAATTCTAGATTCAATTTTAGCTCTTTTTTGAGCTACAGCGGTTATATCTTTTTGATATTGTGCCCTTTTCTTTGAATCTTTAAGATCTTCTTTACTATAAGCAGCCATTTTACCCATAGAATTAGCTAAAGAAGTAACATCTTTTTGGGCATTAGTAAATGAACTAGCCATTTCCCCAGAATCTTTACCTGCTTTTTTAATTTCTAAAGCATATCCACTAACTCTATCTTTAGCTCTTTGAGCTGAAGCTGCTAAATCATTTTGGAGTTTATTAGTTTCTTTTAATTCACTATTTAGTTTCTTTTGATTTTGGATGTCTTTTTGATCTGCCATTTAAGCGATGTTTTGTTATAAATATTAAAAAATTGAGTTTTTAATTATAACTTGATTTTCCTTGAAAACTTGGGGGATTTATTTTTCCTGAACTATCTAAAATATTAGTAGTTGTTTTATTTCCTGACTTAGATGATTTAGAGTTTGCTTTTTTAACTGCTGCTGCTTCATCATCATAATATTTTTTAATTTCTGTAAAAGTGAAATTTCTTAACCATATAGGCATATCATATACTGTATGCCAATCATATCCTCCTTTACCATGAAATACTATTTCATGTATAGTTTTAAATACATGTTTATGTAAGGCAAACCCCTCTTTAGACGTCAGGCCAAAAAAACCTGAGGCTAATTGGGATGGGTCTTGAATCTTTAGTCCCTCGGGGAAAAAAAGTCAGATCTATGTCTGGCTGTATATCGCTAATATGTTTTCTAAAAGCTCTTGAATCTTGAGCTAATAATGCTTTATCTACAAAGCTACGTATAGTAGGTGGATCTGAGTCCCCATTTACAGAAATAATTTGAAATTTTAATCTTGTTGATACTACAGGATTAGCATCTTTATTTAGTTTTTGTAAACCTTCAATTTCTTTATTTATTTTTTGCTCATCTTTATGAGTCATCATTTTAAAAGTAATTTTATTTTTAGAATGAGGTAATACAAAAGAAAATTCATTATTACCAGGAGTAAATAATTTTTTATCTATTTTTTTGTTATCTATTTTAGATAAATCTACTTCTTCTTCTTCACCATTATACTCAAATTTATATTTAGGCCCATAACCTAATATTCTAGCTGCTATCATAACAGCATTTTTATCACCTATAAGTAAATCATTATAATCAACTTTTGTAACTATTAAAGATTTTAATAATTTATCAATTACAGTTCCATTTGCTATGTAATTTTGATTTGCTAGTATATCTTCTTCTCTAGCAGTCATATATTTCATTTCTATTGTACCACTTGATAATGGGTGGTCTTTAGGGTATAATAAGCCTTGTGATGGTAATTCTATCGTTTCTGTTGGAATTTTGAATTCTTGCATAATCTATTTTTAAATAACTATTTGTTTATTTGTTATACATATGTAATATACAAAAAAGCTTGACCGAAGCCAAGCTATTTTTGAAGGAAATATCAGGGAGTGTAAAATTTTCTAGAAATTTAAAATACAATAATCTGGTTGTACTTCTAATGAAATTTCTTGAGCAGCACTATCATCATCCCAACTATAATCCCCAAAGTTAGCTGATGTTATCATTGCGCCTTTAATTATCCATTCAGATACTATGTCACCTACTGGTCCTAGTACGTTGAATGTTAAATCTTTTTTATAAAAATCGGAATATCCATCTCTACCTGTTACTGATTCATGGTGTAATCTAACCCATTCCATCACTGCTTGCGCTCCTGATGGTGTAATAGGGTCAAATAACGTCATTGAAATTGGTCCCCAAGTTGTTTTTCCTTTCACAAATCTTTGAACATTTATATGATTTAATGGAATTGCTTCTTGTGCTATGTTAACAGCTCCTACTGCTTTTATTTGGTAGGATTGCATACCTTCAACACTCATAAAAAACCTATTCTTTTGTTTTGGTTCAAATGCTGTAAAAAATATTTCCGATGATTGTAATACTGCCATTTTATTATTTTATTTTATTTTATTATAAATATCTAATTTTTTAATTTTTATGCTGGAAATGTTGCTCCAGTTGGTAAAACATTGAAATCTAAAATTATGAATTCAGCTGTTTTAGTTGGTTGTAAAAATATTTGACCAACTAATTGATTTCTATCAATTACTGCTGGTGTATTATTTGTATCATCCATTACAACTTTAAATGCATATAATCCTTGTCTTTGTTGTACTGACTCTAAATAAGGGTTAACTTGTGATAAGAAGTTATTTCTTGTAATTATTGTATTTTGTTCAAATACTAAATTATCTGAAACTTGTCCTATAAAGCTCTTAAGAGCAATCATTAATCTTCTTACATTTACTCTATCTAAAGCACTTGATTTTTTCTGTAGTGTTTTTTGTCCAAATACTACAACACCTTGTCCAGGGAATGTAGCTATTGGATTAACATTAGATTCATATAATGTATCTCTGTTACTTACTGTTAATCTTCTTTCAGCTCTAATTACTTGTCCTAATCCACCTCTTGTTATACCTGCTGGTGCGAACCATGGATCACTTGAAGCATCTGTAAATGCATATACTCCTGGTATCATTGTTGAAGCTGGTACCCAAACCATTTCTGCTGTGTTAGGATCAATCGTTTGAACCCAAGGCCAATATGCTGCTGCATATGAACTATCAAACCCAGCTGCTTGAGTTGTTACTGTAGCTAATGCTGTATCATAATTCACTAGATCTACTATAAACATACTATCTCCTCTTGCTATTGTGTTAGACACTGCATTAGTGATTGGTGTTGTACCTGTTAATGCATTTGCATTAATTAATCCTGGTGCTGATAATACATTAAATTTATAATCATCTGTGTTAGCCATTAATCCTACTGCTGTTGCATAATTTGCTCCTTCTAATCCTTGATTATCTGTATTATCGATATCACTATAAAAATTCATTTTTCTACTATAAGTTGATATTTCTGGGATGTTAGATCCAGCTCCACCATCTAGTGATGATGATTGTGGGGCATCAGGTAAACTTCCTGTAAACTTATCTTGAGCAACACCTGCATTATTAAAATAATCTGGTGTTAAGTTATTAACTGTTTTTACTCTTACATAAGCTGAAGCATTTGGATAATTACCTGTTTCTTTTATGTAATAATCAGTACCATCAGTTGCTACTGATTTATCCATGTCTCCTATTACTTTTGAAATAAAATTAGGTGAATTTGGATCTAGTGATAAATTATTATACGATTCTAATACTATTTTTTGACTTGCATCATCATCTCCTCTTCTAATTAATAATGAAAAAGTTCCTGATGAAGTGTTTACTGTTGCTATTTCCCATCTAAGGTTATCAATTGTTCCATTTACTAATGCTCCTGAACCTCCTGTTACTTCAGTATGTCCTGAGTTCATTATTGCACCTTCAGATATAGTTTCTAATACAAAAGGAGCTTTTCCTGTTACAGCAACTCCTCCGGGTCTACCTGAACCTGTGTTCATACCTCCATCTGTATCAGCTACTGCTGAGCTTGTTGCAGGTAGGAAGGATTGACTTACTACACGAGTAACCCATAATGAATTTCCTCCATTTGAAAAGTAATTATTTGCCGCTATAGATGTTAAGAAAGAGTAAGGACGTGAACCACTCATTTGGTAAGTTCCATAAATAGTACTAAATTGACTAAATGATGTAACTAATGTAGGTATGTTAACTGGTCCTTTAACCGTTGGTCCTAATATAGATGCACCTTCTTGAGTTGGTAAGGGTGCTATAAAAGATTGGTCATTTTCTCTTTGTAAAACGCCAGGGGATAAAATAGTTTCTGCCATCGTAATATATTATTTTTAATATTGTTTTATTATAAATATTAAAAACCTTTTCAAAAAACTATTCTGGTTTGATAAACTCGCCAGTTTCTAAGTTTATAGTGCCTTCGCCGTACTCTTTTTGAAGCTCTGCTGCTAATTCTCGTTGAGAATTTCTATTGCTTTTAAAGTCACTTTCTACTTTTTCTTTTCTTTCTTTTAATTCAATTTCAGCAGCTACTATTGTTCCAAATTGTTCAATGTTAGCAGCTAATGAATCTTGAAGTTTAACTAGTTTTTCTACTTCTTTTTGAGATAACTTAATATTTTGCATATTATTTTTGTTGGTTATAAATATATATAAACTCTTTTAAGTCAATAAGTTGTTTCTTTATAGGTAAATAAGATTTTTCATTTTTTAAACATCTATTAAAACCTTTTTCATTTGTTGTTTTTATATCTATTTTTAAATCAAATACATCAGCTACTATTTCAGCTAATTCTGCTTTAGTAATACAGCTACTACATAAAACATTTTCTATTGTATAATTATTCCAATTTTGTATCATTTCTAAACAATACTTAGCCCATGTTAAAGTAGTATTACCATTCCATCTAGCTTGTTCTGAAAATGAAGCGTCTTTTGTTTTTATTAAAAATTCAAATAAATAAGGTTTTGGTGTTAATTCTGGTCCTATAATAGATGATCTTATTATTTTTGTATTTTTTGAGTCTTGATTTATCCATATACTAGCACTAGTTTTAGATGCTGCATATGATCCCATTTCATTATCACTATCAGTACCAGGGTATATTATTCTACATCCTGTTTTTTCTTCTAATAATTTAGGTAATTCATAATTTACTTGTATTCCTTTTCTAGTTGGATTAGTAATTGCTATACAATTTACAATATAGTCACCTTTAAAATCTTCAAGATATTTTTCAAAATCTAAAGTAGGCCACTTTAAATCAGTAGTTGTATAATCTATACCAATATATTTAAAATAAGCACAAACCATAGATCCTAACATTCCCTTATGTCCTAATATTAATATTTTCATGGTTTAAAATAATTATATTGTTCTAAAATTTTTATTAATTTATCTTTTGAAACTGTTACATCATAACTATTAAATTCATCTGCTATACAACTTTCACTTACATCTTTATAATGCATATAATACGTATCATCTGCTTCACTATAAAAAGTTCTAGGTGCTTCTTCTTTAGCAATCATTATTTCATGTATTTTTTCTGATATTCTAGGTTCACCTATTTTATATTTTAAACCCCACTTTTCAGAATAAATATCAAATAAATCTTTAACTAAAAATGATTTTAAATTAGGTACAACATTATAACCACTTACTTCTAACCCAACTTCAATTAAATCCATAGCATTTTCTATATCAATCATAAAACGAGTCATTTCATCTGAATATAAGGTAAGAGGATAATTTCTATTAATAGAGTCCCATATTAAAGGAATAATACTTCCAGTTGAATTTAAAACATTACCATAAATAGCAGATGATAATTTTACATTTGATTTTTCTGCGTTTACTATAAAGGATTCTCCTGCTATAAATTTCATTGAACCATATAATGTAGTAGCTGCTCTGGATTTATCAGAAGAAATAAAACATGCAGCCTTCATATTATTTTCTTCAGCTGCTCTTCTTGAATTAATAGATCCATCAATTAATACTCTAACACCTTCTTCTACATTTTGGTCTACAGCTTCTATTTGTTTTAATGAAGCAGCAAAAATACCAATAGTATGCCCTTTAGAAGATCTTTTTAATAAATCAAAATTACGAACATCACCAATGACACAATTAATGTTTGGAAATCTTTTTTTAAGATAATAATGTTTAGCTTCATCTCTAGAATAAACAGTTATTTCATTATTATTATAATAACGTTTTACTAAATTAGAACCTAAAAACCCAGCACCTCCTGTTATAAATATTTTTTCATTTTTCATGGTTTTATATGTTTTACTTCAGGAAAAGGTATTATATAGGGTATTCCTAAATGTTTTGTTTTTTCAATAATCATATCTGCAAAGTTCCAAGCTAATATTAATATATAATCTGGTGGATCTGATTCTAAAAATTCTGGTGGGTAAATAGGTATTTTTCCATTTGATGTATATCTACCATACCTTTCAGGTGATTCATCTATTATATACATTAAATCATCACTATCCCAATTCATAGTACTAGTTATTACATTTGCTCTACCAGAAGCTCCATAACCTGCTATTTTTTTATCCATTTCTTTTATTAAACCTAATTGGGCACTTAAATTATTTAAAGCTAAAGATATTTTAGAACTAAATTTACTTAAATCTTTATAATCTTTTTCTATTTCTATAAGATTATCTACTATTTCTTTTTTGGGTTCTGATGTATCTTTAGTTGTTACTACTCTAAGGGATCCTGAATGTATTGGTACTTTTTTTACATCAATTATTTTAAGATTATATTTTGAAAGTAATTTTTGTAAACTAGTTACAGTATAATAAAATAAATGTTCATGATACATAAAATCAAACTGGAATTTATCTACTAGATCTACTAAATACTGTATTTCAAATATAAATCTTCCTTTTGGTTTTAAAGAATAATGAACTCCTTTAATTACTGAGTTTATATCTTCAATATGAGCAAAAGTATTACTAGCTAAAACTAAATCAAATTTTTCTTCCCATTCTATTGATTTTGCATAGCTATAATTAAAAAAGTTATTAATTATATTTAAATTTTTCTTTCTACCTAATTCTACAATATTAGTAGCTGGGTCTATTCCTATAGTGTGATGTATACCTCTATATTTTAATGCCTCAAGTAAAGGACCATCATTACAACCAAATTCTAAAATTTCATGCATTGCTGTTAGATTTTGATTCTTAACTAACCAATCAGCAAAATCATTAAAGTGGTTTTGCATACCAACAGAAGAAATATATCTATAATCTTTAAATAAAGTTTCAGGTGGTATTAAAGTATTAGTTTGTACTAACTCACAGTTTTTACATTTTACTATCTTAAGGGGATATGATTTTATATTATTAACTTCTGTATCTAATGGAAAACTACCTGCTAATGGTATCTTTCCAAAATCGTATATAATATTAAATTCGGTGTGTCCACAGGACTCGCATGAAATACGTTCTTTATATGTTGTCATTTGCTACTTCTATTGCTGATATTGGGGTTAATCTAATTAATTCTTTTGGTATTTCCAAATTATTTATTGAAAGTTTTAAGTTTTTTATAGAATCGTAAAATTTGTTATTTTTATATTCTCCTATATATTCTTTAACTTTACTAAACTCAAAAGGTAAATAAATTAAATGGTACTCTAAAGTTGATGGTAATGTAGATTGATGGATAACTTTATCATCTATAGATATTTTAACTTTTAAATCTTTTTCAATATCATATAAAAATAATAAGCATTTATTTGTTCCAATTTCTTTATTTTTTACCCATATTTTTTCTTCACCTATTATCCATTTATACCCTTCTCTAGTATAATAATGTTTAGTAAAATCAGTATCCATTTTTATAGAGGTAATTACATCTTTTTCCCATTCATTAAAAGGTATTACAATAGAGTTATCTGAATGTAGCTTTTCATACATATAATTTTCGGTTACACCAAATCCTGAATTATAATAATAATCTTTATAACTTATTTCTTTTAATTTATCTATATAAGAATTTAGTTTTAAGGCACACCAAGACATATGAAGAGCGGGTTCATATTTTCCACCATCATTCATTTTAACTAAACCATAATCTAATATTACATTATCATATTTTTTTAAATGGTTTTCTGATGTTTTTACTACTAAGTCATAATTTAATACATAAGCATTATCATATCCTAAATCATAGGCATATATTAAACCTCTTTTCCATTGTTGGACAGCAGCATAACCATAATCTAAATATAAAGTATTTAATTTATAATATTTATATTTTTTCCAATGTATAGTAGCACTATGTTTTAAATCCATAATTGGATTACTATAATCAAATAAAGTATAATCTGTTAGTTGAGTACTATCTTCTTCTACAGGATAGTGTGAAAATAATATTATATCTTTATTATATTTTTTTAAATCTTTTAATGTATTTTGTAATACTTCTTTTTTTTCATTAGTATCACAATAAGCATTAACTAAAAAACATTCTTTAAGCATCTTTTTCTATTATAAGTTGATTACTACTTTTATTATATTCTTCTAACAAATCAAAATATTTTCCATTTAATTCATATCCTATAGTTTTTATATCTTTAGGTAAATTAAAAATTTGTTCTATAGGTTTTAATTTAAATTTAGAATCATTAACACATAATGTTATATCTTCTTTAAATAATCTTGCTAAAAATTTAGAGTTATTACTTTTTTCAAAAAATATTCTAAAAGAATCATTATGTATGTTTTGGTTAAAAATAAAAGGTGTACCAAAATCTACTTTATCCTTAATTACTTCTGGGTGTAAATTATAGGCATATTTTGCAATTAATACTCTCCAATAATCTTCAGCTGAGTCAAATGCTTCTTTACCATTTGGTTTATTTATATAATCTTCTAAATTAATTCTAGGTATTAAATCTTTTAAATTATCCTTTCCAATAATATTAAATACTAAACTAGGCCATCTTTCTTCATTATTAGAATCTATTACTTTAGAGCATATAAAATTATTTGGGGAATGTAATTCTGTTATTAAATCATTATTTAATTCAATATCATAATTAACAAAACTATAAAAATTATAATCTAAAGTTAAAGCAAATTTACTTGATTTAATAAATTGATTAAAAACAGTCCAACCATAATCTGGGTGGTTAGATTCTAACCTTAATATTTTATCTTTTTTAGTAGGATGGGCTCTTGTATTCCAAAACCTAAATAATCTTTGAGGTGGGTGTAAAACAGGATTACTTTTATCATAAATAAAATATTCAACTTTTTGTTGTATTTTAAAAGGTACAGGTATATGTGATATTACTAATATATGAAAAGAATTCGATTTTAATATTTTAATATTATCTTCTAATACTTTTAATTTTTTATCTGTGTCACAATGACAAGTTAAAATAATTAAGTTTTTATTTATCATAACATGCTATAAAAGGTCTAACATCTATTCTTTTATCATATTTAGTTATTGATTCATATTCAATATAATTAGTATCAGAATCAGTTTTAAACCAAATTCCATTTTTATTTAGTAATTGAGATATAATAGGTTGTTCCGATTTATATAATTTAAGTAATTTATTTTTTTTATTTAAAGTATTTTTATCTAATTTATGAATAGATTTCCCAAATACATAAAAATTATTAGTTAATTTTTTAACAGCATCAAATACTTTTCTATGCATAGGATGTCCATACTCTCCTATAGGATTATGTGTTACTATTTTTTCCCATTCTTTTTGATCAATATAATCTAATAAATCATAATCTTCAATAATATTTATCCCATCTTCATAATCTAACATTTCATATGACCCTACATTAAGTTCTTCCATTACATTTTTAAATTCATTACTTCTAACTTCATTATTTTTATTAGTAATACAAACAACTTTATATTCAGGTCCATATTTAATTAATTCTGCTCCCCCAAATATTAATTCGTCATCAGGGTGTGCTACTATCATTAATTTAGTACATTTATAATCATTAAAAGCTATGTTTAATACGTTGCTATCTTTAGATTTTACTGATGGGTCAGGACCATGTATAAAATAAGGTTCCCGTGTTACTTTATCGTACATTACGTCAAAACCTTGATCTAAATAGTAACTATTAACCATTCTTTCATCTTTTGAACTATAATAGTTATTCCATGTAACAGGCATTACTTCTCTTTGATTAGAACCCCATAATAAATTATTAGCTACTCTTTCTTCTGAAAAAGCATTATCATCTACCCATATTTTAATATTTTGTTGATTTAATTCTTTATTCCAATCCATACATTCCTCAAAGAAATTATGGCATCTTTGAGTATAAAAATAAAATCCAGTTGCTATTATAGTATTATGGGGATTTCGTGTTATCCCTTTTATAGATGATAATTCACCACCATAACTTCCTTCTAATCTAACATTATTTATATTTCTCCATTGATTAATATCCCCGTGATAATAAGTCATAAACAAAGGATAATCTATTGTATTATTAATATGTTTTAATGATTTATCTATATGTTTTGTTACAAAAGCATCACCATCTAACCAAGCATAATTTTCATAATTTTCATTTAAAGAATCTATACTAGCTAAATATTTTGCAAAATATAAAGAATAATCTTTATCAAATAAATCTTTTTCACGTTGGGGGTCAAATGAAGGTTTTAATGTAAAATCAATTCTTTTATTTATTACATTAGGTAAATCAATTTCTGAGTCACAATTAAAACCATATACTATAAGTTTATACTTAGAATATTTAAGTAAACTTTTAGCTAATACTTCTATCATTGATAAATAACCCTTATCTCCTCCTGTTATCCATACAAAGTTTTTTTCTTTTGGTTCTATTAAATCTAGGGCTTTATTAAACACTTCATTTACTTTTAAAGATTTCATACAAATATGTTGTAATGCTGTACCCTCATGTTCTGGACACCAATCCCAATTTCCAGCGTCAAAAACGTATTCAGGTTTTACCCAACAATCATGGCATACTGACTTATTCTCTATTTTAGTAATATTATTAGCAAATTCATATCCTAAGGGTATAAAATTATTAACCATTAAAGTATGTTTATTTAAAGACCAATTAGCCCAAGATAAACCTGATCCTAATCCTATAAATAACTCGGCATGATACATATAATTCCAAGTATTTTTCCAATCTAACTTTTCCTTATTAATAATATTTTTACCACTAAAACCTTCATATGATAAATTAACTATTTTATATCCTTTTTTAGATAATTTATCAGCTAATTTTCTCCAATTTTCATAAGGCCATTCTTTTAAACCAGATGTTGACCTTGGACCTATACAAATGTATTTTTCTTTAATTGGTCTTTTTTTAGGTTTAAAATCAACACCATGATTTATTTCTTTATAAGGTAAACCTAAAATATCAGTAGCTGTTTGAATTAATGGTACAACGTTTGCTTGGTTTTTATTATTTTGTCCTTTATCCCATTTACCATCTTTTTTAAACCAACCTAATTTGTATTCAGCATAACTTTTTTGAGGCACATCAGGTTTAATAAATGTTAAATCCTTATAAACATCTAATTTTTCAAACCATTCATTATGAAAAGTACTAACTACTACTTTTGCATTATATTTATTTTTAAATTCTAAAACCTGAGGCATCCAAGCTAAGGTATCTCCTATTGATTTTGAGTCAAATGATACTTTTGTTACTTTGTCTTTTAAATTAAAAGTATGTACTATTTGATTATCGATTTTTATAACCCAAGGAATATAATATGATTTATTACATCTAGTCCACATATTATTTGAAATTATTGCAGAATGTAAAACCTCATTTGTTTCACCATTAATAAATTCAACTTTATATTCTTTATCATGATGGCCTTTTACTTCAACTTTAGGACCTAAATTAAATGAAATTTCAATTTTATTTTCTGGAATTTTATTTATAAAATCATCAACAGTATCATATGCTATTTTAGCGGCATTTTCCCAAGTAAATTTTTCTCTAATTATTTCTGATTCTATTAATGCTTGTTTTTTATGTTTATCATAATTCTTATAAGCATCTCTCATTACTTTTTTTAAATCTTTAAAATCAGGTTCATAAAATTCTCCTGCTAGTAAATGTCTATGAAATGAATGAAATTCTCCTCTTTGTGCTGGTTCTTTATGACTTATTTTAACTGGTAATCCTAGTCCTTTAGCAAATTCTAATTGTCCACTACATTCTGACCATATGGAAGGGGTACCACAAGCCATGGCTTCAATTAAAGGTAAGTTCCATCCTTCAGATCTAGCACATGATAAAAATACATGACCTTTTTGTAAATATTTTACATAATCTTCTCTAGATGGAAAATGAATTATTTTTAATCTTGGATCTTCCATATTATACTCAACCATTCTTTCTTCAGTTGAAGAAAAACCATCTTTTGCATATGGATTATCAATAGATAATATTAAATCTACAGGTTCTTCAGGATCAAATTCATCTAAAAAAGCATCAATTATTTCTTTAGTACTTTTTCTATAATCCCATCTACCAAAATGTATAAATTTAAATCTACCATCATCATAATCAGGTAATTCAATATTTGGATCTGGTTTGAATTTATTACCATCTACTGCTTCGGGTACTACTTTAACTTTATCAGGATCTGCTCCCTGTTCTATAGTACATTGTTTTTGCCAATCAGAAGCTACCCATAATTGGTCAAAAGTATTCCATAATTTAAAAAAATTAGGTTCTACTCTTGTAGATTCCCATACTAAATAACCTATTTTTGGACCCTTATATGCACTATGATAAAAATGATGGTTACATTCATTTAATATAATATTAACATTATGTTTAAATTCATTAGGATAATTAGTATACATAGGATGATCATGTAGGTATTTATGAGATCCTTCATTAACCCATAATGCTTGGCAATTTAGTAATTTTTTCTTATTATCATCTAAATATTCTTCACCATTGTGGGGTTCATCACTCATCCCATTCCATGTCTTTGGAGATATAGAAAAATTTCGTATCTTTACTTCAGATAATTTTGATAATTCATGAATTAGATTTTGGGCATGGTTATTATAACCACCAGCTCCTATATAACTAGTATGAAAATATATTTTGGGTTTTGGCATATATATAACTTAATTGATGTAACAATATAATGAAATTTTTTCGGGTATCCAAACTATTGTCTACCTTTAGTGTACCCAACTCCATTAGGATTTATAACATTTCCTTCACCAAAAATACTAGCATCGGATACAACTTCATTTGTTATAGATACTACACCTTTTGAGTTCCATTTTTGAATAGCTGTAACATCTTTTTGTATAGTATCAGGTATAATATATCCTTTTAAACTAATATTAAAATTACCTTTTACTAATCTATCATTACCTGCTGATAACTCGGTTGTAGAGGTAAATTGGTCAATTCTTGCTCTAAATTGAAATCTTTCAGGATTACCCCAATATGAATCTGATGCATATTCACATGCTTCAATTATTTTATTTAATTGTTCCATATAATATGTTTGTATTAAACAACTATATTCTAAAGTAACAAAATCTGGTACTGCTATTGCTTCATATTGTACAACAGGTTTTCTATTATTTAATACATCAAAAGCACTATAAAAATTACCACCATAATATCTTTTTTGCCATGATTGATACAAGTTAGGCCCATTAGCATCTAATTTATTATAAACTGACCTGTCTTTAGAAATTGAGTCTCTTTTAATTACAATAATAGGTAACATAATAGCACCTTTTTTATCTCTATAATAACTGTCTTTTTGAAATGATACCCACCTTTCAGGAGCAGCATATATAACAGGTACTTCTTTTCTATTTCCATTTTGGGTAACAAAAGGTTTAATTACATTATCAAAATAATAAAATACTGCTTCATCTAAATCTTTAAGTCCAATAGAAAAGGGTTTAGTATCATCATTTCTATAGCTCATTTTTTCTGATCTATTAAATGGTATACCAGTTTGTTGTTCATTTGGAGTTGTAACTGGAAGATTAGGATTGCCTCTTAACCTATCGAATGCTGTTTGTTGTTCAGCACTTAATTGTCTTTGGGTCGTTGGTATTGGTTTTCTTATTTTTGCCATTAGAATCTTTCTTTATAAGGTGATATTGCTACTTTATCAGCAGGAATATAATAACATTCTACTAATGTAGATATACTAGCACCAAAATCGCCTAATCCTGGATTTAATGGGTTTGCTTCGTTAGGATACGTAGGATTCTTGCCTGTCCAGTATTGGTTGTTAATTGTACTATGTACTCCAAAATACCCCTCTTGATACAGAACAATGTCTCCAATTTCAGGTTGTATTAAGGCATCTACTAAATCTTGTCTAAAGAAGTAAAAATTAATTCTTTGATTAAAGAATATACCTTCTTCAGTTTCTCCATATTCTTGTGGATCTCTATCTATTAAACAATTAAATAGAAAAGGACCATCATAGAATTTTTCCCCTGCAGCTTCCCCATATAAATTAACTTTAGTTTCTTCTAATTTATACTTATAAAAAGATGCTTGTTGAGTAATTATATTACCCAATAATTCGCGGTTTAGTTTGTTAACTAAACTCACATCTCTACTTCTACCAAACATTGCCATATTATCCTATATAAATTGTGTAGGGCACCATTGATGTTTCAATCATAACGGCTTCGGCTTCTTTAGCTCTTCTATCTAAGGATCCTAACCTTGATGTTTCATCAAAATATGCTCTTAATCTTTCTAATAATGCTACTTTTTCTGCTGTTCCTGCTGCTATTAAATCTGATTGGTTTAATGTTACATCTGCATTTGGTATTGGAATTGTACTATATTTACCTCTTACATATCCTAACATTTCTTTTGCAATTGCTAATGTCATTTCAAATATCCATTGTCTACCAATAGGATTAATTTCATTATAATTTGGATTTGCAAAAGGTACATTTGATACATTTGTAGCTGTTCCATCAGGAACTACAATAGACCCACTTTCTATTCTTTCATTCCTCTTCATGTATTCAAATACTAAATGTCCACTACCTGTTTGTGGTATTGGAAATAATCTAACTTTATTATTATGAATTTCAAAACTATAATTAGACATCCTAATCATATCATTCATTTCTATTTGTTGAATAACTGCTAAATCATAATTTAAAGGCATCATTAAAAAGTTTACAGCTGGACTATCACCACCAAACCCAAATGAATCAAATAAATTCATTGTACCAAATCCAGTACCTACATAAGGATCATAATATCTTGTTATAGCTGGTGATTCTTGATAAAATACTCTTGTTATTTCTATACCTAAAGAACCTGTTATTCCTTGTTCTGCTGCCCAATTATTTAAATCATAATCTTGAACACTTGCTGTTAGGGGAATTCTTCCTGTATACCAAGGAACATTACCTCCAACTCCTGCTTCTGATGCATATTGTTGAGTTAATCTAAAAATTATGTCAAAATTAGGAGTTACAATAGTATTATTTTGGTTTGATCCAGATGGTAAACCTTCA